TTTTGTTGCTTATTGTGCTTACCGTAATGCGGGTTTTAACCAAGAGAAGGCTTTCTCGATGATTGGTCCAAAATATGGGGACGATGGTATCGATAGTTCGAGGGGAAAGTTTAAGCAGACATCGGAGGATCTAGGGTTGACCCTCAAGATCATGAAACCCGGTCCTAATGTGTCTTTTCTAGGTAGGTTGTATGTTGATGTATTCAATTACGACAACACTATGTCTAGCCCGGTTAAGATACTTAAAAGATCGTGTGTGGTGAATCGATTGAAGGACCCCAGGGCTTTGGCTGACAGGGTTTCGGGCTATCTGATTACGGATGGCCATTTACCCTTGGTTGGTCATTACCTCAGGGCACTTCAACGCATTTATGCGTTGGGTACACCCCAGGAACTCTCAAAGATGGAACACGATATGGCCTTGCGACATAAGCTAGGACCTTACCCGCAGGACACATCTGACGTTGTTTTGGATCTGCAGACATCCATGGTTTCCAGGCTTCTGGAGATAACCGGTGGGGAGTTACAGACCTTATGCATTAGTTTGGATGCTGCCACCAGTGTTGAGGACCTTAAGGCAATCAAGGTGCATGTTCGTGGGGTTGAGGACCCCAGTTTCAAATTTTACTGGAATTAGCGTGAATCCGCCCATGCCACGGGCGGTGAAATATAGTGGTTGGGTGGTGGGGGCAAACGTTAAAATGCCCACCCGTAAAATAGTTCGTCCCAAGATGGCCGCGCCTCGGCGCCCTCGTACCAACATTGGTAGGATCTCCGGAACTCAGCAAAGCGTCAGGGTTAACTACCGTGAGCTTTGGTCACAAGTGACAGGTGCTGGAACCTTATCAGCCAGTTCGCCACCATACTTAGCCTTTAACCCCGGATTTTCCGGTTTGGCCCAACTTGACGCTTTAGGTTCTCTTTATGAGAGTTATAGGCTTGTTGGTCCAGTGAAGGTGCAGTACAAGGCTAGTGCTAGCATGGTTACTTCCGGTTCATTTGTCATGGGTGTTGATTACGATGCGAGAGACACCGTTGTTGGGTATAATGGCGTCGTAGCCTTAAATCCCAAAGCTATTGGTTCTGTGTTCAAGGATCATCAGGTGGTTGTAACCCCTGATAGGGCCATGAACA